AATACTGCAAGCATTGAATATTCCAGATTTAGAGATGGATAAACAAATAATAATTGACAGACTAAGAGTAAATTTAGATGGAAATTCGGAAGACTGTATTTATGAAGTTAAGACACACAAAATAGAAAAAGAATTTAAAGTATCAAAACAATACTGGAGACAAGTACAGGTTGAGATGTATGCGTACAATACCAGAAATTTATACATAGTCGCATATGCACTAAATGAAGATGACTACAACAATTACTTTAATGCGATAGATATAGATAGGATCAAATTTAATAAAGTAGAATATGATGAACAATTTATAAATAATGAGTATCTACCTAGGTTACAAATATTAAGTGAATGTTTGAAGAAAGGAGTTTTTCCAAGTGCAAACTACACGGAACAATTAATGATATAAGCATAGATTTTAATACACGAAAACCTAAAATAAGCCTTTTATTAGATACAAATGAGTTAAGTATAGTAGAAGAACTAAAAAACGAAAATAAGCTAAATATTGAGCTAAAAAAATATCGTAAACCTCGTAGCCTCGACGCAAATAAATACTTTTGGAAATTGCTTCAAGAGGTTTGCGATTATAAAGACATAGACACAATAGAAGATTACAAACGCAGAGTAAAAGAATTAGGAATATTTAAGCAATTTAAGATAATGACACAAGATGTAAAGACCTTTGAAAAAATATGGACTGATAGAGGAATAGCTTGGTTTTGTGAAATAGTAGATACAACATACATAGGAGATACAGAATTTAAAATTATAAATGCATATTATGGCTCGAGTTCGTACAATAGCAAGCAGATGAGTAGATTAATAGATAATCTAGTTCAAGATTGCAAAGCTGTAGGAATAGAGACGAAGCCACAAGCAGAAATAGATAGTTTATTAAAACAGTGGGATTGTGGCACTAGATAGCAACGGCTATAAATTAAGCTAGTGCCACAAAAGGCCCCATAAAGAGGTAAAAAAATGATAGTAACAGATTTATCAAACAGTTTTAATCCAGTACCTAAAAAAAAGGCAGAAAAGAAAAAAGAAGTTACAACAATTAAAAAGAAAAGCAAGAAGTTAGCAAAGCTAGAGAAAAACAGATTTAGCATAATAACAAAAGACTTAGAACATTGTTATTTATGTGGAAGTAAGAAACAAGACTTTCACGAACTAATGGAAGGTAAAAATAGACAAGTTAGTATGAAGTATGGATTAGTAATACCAATTTGCCGAAAATGTCACGAAATAGTGACAAATGATAAAACTTTACAGGATAAATTGCATAAAGTCGCACAAAAAGAGTTCAAAAAGCATTACAAGTCAGAAAACTTTATACAAGTATTTGATAAAAATTATTTATAAAAATTAGGAGGAATGAAAATGGAATTTAGAGTTGGAGATAAAGTAAAAATAATAAGTAAAAAAAATGGTGATCAATATACCACTTATGAAGTAGAAAAAACATTCACAAAATCAGATTTAAAAGACGGAGATAAATGCACATTAAAGAATGGACAAGTTATATTTGTTGATAAGACTTCACAATATGGGTTTAACAGCATTGATGCACAATTAAAATACTTTAATGATGACGTAAGTATTGTAAAAGTAGAAAGACCAGTAAAATATGAGACACTATTTGAAAGAGAAGAAGAAATACTAGACGAGACAGAAAAGAGATATTTATCAAACGTAATTAAACCTTTTAGAGACAAGGTAAAAGCTATAGAAAAAGTTTCATACTCTAGAGAGTTCATAAAAATATATATAAAAGAAGATGAACCTACCATATTACCATATTTTGAAAAAGGTACAATGTACAAAGGAATGAAAGAAAATAAAGAATACACATTAAAAGAATTAGGATTATAACAACAAGGGCTAGACATAAGTTTTAGCCCTTATTTTTACGAAAGGAGAAAGCATATGGCTAAAAAAGATAGTTTTATTTTATATACAGAACAGAAAGCAGTAATTGATAAATTAACAGACGAACAGGCAGGAAAATTAATAAAAGCCATATATGGATATGTTGAAAATGGAGAAATGCCCAAACTAGATAATATATTAGATTTAGTCATAACTCCTTTTAAAACTATATTAGACAAAGATAAAGCAAAGTATGAAGAAGTCAGCAAGGCTAGAGCAGAAGCGGGTTCAAGAAACAAAAAAACAAATGAAAACAAAAGCGAACAAAAGCAAACAAAAGAAACAAATGAAAACAAAACTAAACAAAAAAAACAAATGAAAACAAATGAGAACAAAATAAACAATTGCGACGATAATGAATATGATAATGATAATGATATTAAAAAAGAAAATATAAAGAAAAAATATGGCGAATATGAAAACGTAAAATTCACAGACGAAGAATTTGAAAAAGTAAAAGCTTATTTCCCTAAAGACTATATGCGAAGAATACAAAGTTTAGATGATTACATACAGCAAACAGGAAAAAAATATAAAGATTTTGTTGCTACATTAAAAAACTGGGCTCGAAAAGAAGGATATAAGCCACCCCTCTTAGACCAAAAGCAAAATGAGGAGTTAAAAGAAATAGATACATCACAACTAACGCCAGAAGAATATGATTTGCTTGTAAAGGAAAAAATAACGATACAAGATTTAATCAAGAAAGGAAGAATAAATGTATGACGAAGAACTTGAAAGAGCAATGCTATATTATGTGATTTTTGAACAAGAACAATATGCATTAGATGAAACAGATTTTATTAACGAACGAAACAAAAAAATCATAAAGGCAATTAATGAATTAAGGGCAGAAAAGAAAGAAATTTCAATGCTTTCAATTAAGTCAAAAATTAAAGCAAATGGTAGTCAAGTTTTAGAATATATAAGCTTGTTAGGAGATTTTGTAAAAACATCGAGTGCAGAGAATGTATATAGCGAATTAATAAGTTTGTCAAAGAAACGTAAAATTTTTGACTTGTTGCAAAGTAAAGTGAGTGAAATAGCAGATGCGGAAAATATAAATGTATTAGCAGAGAACATAATAAAACAGATTAATAGCATAGAACGACTAAACGAAAAAGAACAGACTTTTAGCGAACAAGTATTGAATACAGTAAGTGCGCTAGAAGAGAACTACAACAATAAAAATGATTACTCGCTGTACACAGGTTTAATGGATCTAGACAATAAAATTTGTGGATTACACAATCAAGAATTAACCATTATTGGAGCAAGACCAGGAGTAGGAAAAACAACATTTGCACTTCAAATAGCGACAAAGATAGCAGAGAAAGGCAAAAACGTAACAATAATAAGTTTAGAGATGTCGGATATCCAGATAATCCAGAAAATATTGGCAACCAAAACTAAAGTTAATAGCTATAAGATGAGAATGGGTACAATAGAAGATGAAGACTGGGAAAAGATAGCAAAGGCTAGCACGGAGATATCTAAACTACCGATTAATCTAATAACTAAGGCAACAACAATTCAAGCAATAGAGACGATTGCAAGAAAATTGAAAAATCGAAATAAGCTTGATTTATTGATAATAGACTACATACAACTAATCAAAAATAAGGGCAAATTCAATAATAGAGAGCAAGAGGTTGCAGATATAACAAGAACATTAAAATTACTTAGTTTAGATTTAAAAATTCCGATAATTGGTATATGTCAATTAAACAGAAATGCAACAAGGCAAGAGCCTAGCCTAGCAGATTTAAGAGAAAGTGGAGCTATAGAGCAAGATGCAGACAATGTAATATTTTTATATCAAGAAAAAGAACAGGAAGATAGTATTGTCGATATAACGGTTAAAATTGCAAAGCAAAGAGCAGGAGAAGTTGGAAAAGTATATATGAAATTCAATAAGCCAAATAGTGAATTTAAGGGAGTAATGAGATGTTAGAAATAAATAAGAAACAGTTACTTGGTTTTGACAATGTGAACAGAGCGAGGATACTTAAATATATAGCATTAGGGTTAATTAAATATATAGGAGATGATACAAATGAAAACAACGCAAAAGGATAGAATAATAAATTACATACGAGAGTTTGGGTCAATATCTAGTTGGGAAGCATACGCAGACTTAGGGATAACACAGCTAGGAGCAAGAATAGACCAACTTAAAAAAGAAGGATACGAATTTAAAACAGAATGGGAAAGCAACACTAATAGATATGGCGAGAGAACAGATTACAAGAGATATTATTTAGCGGATATGGTTTCAGAGAATATGGAACATATAACACAGTATTAAGGAGGGAAAAATGCTAAGGGAAACAACTATAACAGAGATAATAAAGAATATTGTAGAAGGCAATGTAAAAATAACAGATAATTCAATTTGTGGGAATTGTAGTAAATGTGGAGAATGTTGTACTAACTTTCTGCCAGTAACACAAAAAGAAATTAATGAAATACAAAAATACGTAATTGAGAACAAGATAAGACCACAAACACAAATATTAGTAATGCAAAATAGATTAAGTTGTCCATATTATGATGGAAAAAAATGTTTAGTTTACGAAGTAAGACCATTGATTTGTAAGGAATTTTACTGCTACAAAAAAGTAAACATAGAAAGTGCTAAAAAACTAACAGCAGAAAAAAGAATAACAGTAAATATGTGGGCAATAGCAAAAGAAATTGATAAATATTTTAAGAGGACTAGCCTATGCAACAAATAGAGAGTAATACGCTTTGCTACTATTGTATGGGTTGTAACAAACAAGAAAACGAAAATTATAAGCCAGTAATGAGATGTAAAGGCTTTGTACCAGGAGTTGAAAACTGGCAAGAAAAATTAAGAGAGGAGCTAAAGAAAAATGGCAATAAACAGTAAAAAGAAACGGAAGTGCAGGAGAAAGAGAATTGGCAAATAAATTAAAAGAATACGGTTATAACTGTAGAAGAACACAACAGTTTTGTGGGAATACTGGACAAGCAGATGATGTAGTAGGACTTGATTATATACACATCGAAAACAAAAGAGTTGAAAGGTTAAATATAGATAAAGCAATTGAACAAGCAGTAAGAGATACAAAAGACAATAAGTTTCCTACAGTATTTCACAGAAAAAATAGAAAAGATTGGTTGGTAACAATGAGGCTAGATGATTGGATGCAAATGTACAACGAATATTATTCTGGTAGAAAGATAAAAGAATATGAGAATACCGAAGATAATAAGTAAAGATGGACATGAGTACATATTGATACAGCAATGCAACCAAAATATGTATCTATACAAAGAAATGATATATGGCTAATTGCTATAAAGCAGGAGGAGAAGAATGTTAATATTACCAATTAAAAAGAAATGGTTTGACATGATAAAAAGTGGCGAGAAGAAGGAAGAATATAGAGAATTTAAAAAATACTACCATACTAGATTTAAAAAGATATTTGGATTAAATTACAAAGATAAAACAGCAGAGATAATATTTAGAAATGGTTACGCTAAAATGTCTCCAAAAATAAAGTGCGGATGTAAATTAAGAGTAGGACAAGGCAAAGAAGAATGGGGTGCAGAGCCTAATAAAGAATACTACATATTAGAAATATTAAAGATAGTAGGAGGAGAAGATGAAATATAAAGAATGTATAAAAAAAATAGGACTGAAAAATGTAATATTATACGAAATGTTTTATATTTTAGAAATTATTTTAAATTTACCTTATTTGATGTTACGAGGAATAGCCATTATATACGATAGCATACTTGAATTTATTGTATTTATAACTAAAAAACAACAAAATTTGTTAGCACGAATTTTTAGGAAAACAAGAATAATTAATTTAAGTAAAATAAGTAAGAAAATAGATGATTTTAGATTAAAAACAATTAAAGAATTAAAAAAGTAGGAGGAGAAAATGAATCTAATTAATTTATTATTTAAAGAGAAAGAACAGACTGAAATGATTACAGAAGAAACATTGCCAGATGTGCAACAAATAAAAGTTCCAGATTTAAAACAATATTTATTAAATGGATATAAGGAAATACGAGAAGTTAAAAATCAAAATGAACAATTACAATTAAAGTTAGAAGAAGAATCTAAATATAAACTATTATATGATGGAGCTTTAGTAACATTAGAAGAATTTAAGAAAAGAGAAGATGAAAATAAGAAACAAATAAATAATTTACAAACAAAATTAAATGAAAAACAAGACGAATTATATAAGCTCTATGATTTAGTAAATACTTATAAAATTAAACAATTAGAAGTAGATAATCAATCTAAAAATATGGATAAAGTAATTAAAGACAATATAAATGCTTCAATTATAGACTTTAAAGAAAAAATAATAGAAGCAATTAAAAATACTAAAGGTAATATTAGTAAGGATAAAGTATGTAATTTAATTCAAAGAATGGGAGTGGATAAAAATGAATAGAGAGATAAAGTTTAGAGGAAAAATGATTGATAATAGTGGATGGGCTTATGGTTCGTTAGTAGTTGAAGTAGATAAAAATTATATAGCTTTGAATATTAACGATAACATAAAAAGAGATGATTACGATGTATATATGGTTGAAGTAATCCCGAGAACAGTGGGACAATTTACAGGGCTATATGATAACGCAAAAAAGAAATATATGAGCAGAGATATAGTGCAAGGATTGTTTGCAGACCAAGAAGAACTAGAAATAAAAGGACGAGTTATATATAGCGATGGTCAAGCTTCGTATATAGTAATTGCTAGTAATAACGACGAGTGGGAGTTAGGCTATTTAGATAATTTGGAAGTAATTGGAAACATCTACGAAGATAGCGAATTATTAGGAGGCGAATAGATATGTTAAAAATAAGAGATGATGTAGATTTAAAAGAACTTGAAAAGTTTGGATTAAAAAAACAGCCTAAGCCATATGCAGGTTATTATATTTGCATAGCAAGAGGCATTAAAATATTAATGGTCTGTCCCAATGAAGGTAATAGAGAAATAATAATTGATAAATGGCATGATAATGACCCAAGAGCACATAAAAAAGCAAATTGCAAGTATAGAAGCAATAAACAGGTATATGATGTTCTATACGATTTAATTAAAGCAGATTTAGTAGTAAAGGAGTAAATATGGAAGAGAAAATAAAAAAATTAAAATTTGTTAAATTACCAATAGATAAAGAAACAGGCAAAGAACAAAAAGAATTTGAAGAAATGTTAGGACACATATATATTGCTTATTACAGCGAATATGGAAAAGGTTATGTAATAGTAGCAACAAACTCAGAAGAGGCAAGTAGAGCTTTTGATAATACAATTTACAAAACATTAATAGCAGCAGGAGAAGATAAAGAATTTGCAAGAGCTTGTGCATACGAAGGGGAAGATTCAGGAATGTGCTTATACATACCTAAAGAATGTTTTGAAAGAGTAAAGGAGTAAATAAGATATGTTTAATACTTATAATGCAGGAGATACAAATTTAAAAATAAATGCTTGTAGTGGCGGAATATATAAAACATATAAAGAAAGTTGGTTTGCACATTTAAGGTTAGATGGTTCAGCGATGGAAACAATGTTTAGAAATTATAAATACGAATCAGATGAAAATATATATTATCGAGATGTAATAATACTTCAAATGATTTTAACAAGCAAAGAAAACTATGTTATAGCAGAATTAATAAAGAAAGAAGATTTTGAAAAATATTTTGAGAGGAGTAAATAAGATATGAAGTGGAAAAAAGAAAAGCCTATTAAAGGTGGATTCGGAGGATGTTTACATTGTGGTTACCAATATGATATTGCACCAGAAGAAATGCTAATAGCAGTAGGATTTGGAGTTGCAACAGTAACTAAAAACGGAAAAGAAATTTATAATGAAAATTCAATAAAAAATGAAAGTGATTTATGGACTCTTAAGGAAGCTGAGGAAGAAGCATTAAAAGATGAAGATAATGATTGGAGAATACATTTAGTTGCACCATTAAGTGAAAGACACTATCAAAGGCAAGATAAAAACAAGTGGGTACTTTATGAAAAAGGTCAAGGATTTGCATAGAAAAATTAGAGAGGAGTAAATAAGATATGGAAGAATGGATATGGTATTTGTTTGTGAATGGGAAGATACTTAAAAAGTCAAAAAATATAGAAGAACTAAAACAAGATATATTAAATATGCAATTGCACATTGATACAGCTCCATATTACTGCAAATTAGATACTATAAAGTCATTAGATGATTTTAGTGATGTCCATGAAGGTGTATGGTTTCCAGTATGTGATGTATTAAATAAAGAAAATAAGGTAATAGATGTTTTTATTGTTGAAGAATTTTATTCATATCAAGATAAGCAATGGGAAGATGAAATAAAAAGATTTAATACAGAGAGGAGTAATACATAATGAAAGAAAAAACAGCAGATGAAATTAAAATAAAGTTAAAAGATATAGCAAAATTACAACATTTGTATATAGATATATTTACAAAAGAAGATGAAGATTACCCAGACAGGAGAGTTATAAGTAATAAAGAAAGAGTAGTACAAAGAATATTAGACAAAATAACAGATAAAAGATTTAATCAAATTGAAATTTGGAAAGTAATACAATTAAAAAGTTGGGACGATACAGATAATACGTTCAAACCAATTTGCAACAGATTAAGAGAACTAGGATATGTAATTATAAATAATAATTAGGAGGTGTTTTAAGTGAAAGAAAGAGAAGAAATATTAAATAAAATGAAAAATAAATATAAATTAGCGTTATTTATGGTTATAAGAAATTCTTTGGTAATGACACGAGGCATTATCAAAGGAAAAACTATGAAAGGAATAAACGAAATGTCTTATGAAACTATGTGTTCAGTATTAACTATGATTGATTATGACCAAGCAGAGAAATTTTATGAGGAGGGAAAGAATGAAAGAAATAATTAAAGAAATTATAAAAGACACTAATATGACTACGGTTATAATAGGGATAGTAGAAGTACTTATCGGAGCAATTTTAATAAAAACAATAACAACATTTTCAGCAACGTTACTTATTCTAGGTGGAATGAATATAGGAAAAGGACTTTATGGTGGAAAGGAGAATTAAAAAGTGAAAGAAAATGATTCTACAATAACAAATATAGATACATACGGAGAAATATTACCTAAAAAAGGACAATCTATTATAAAAATAGGGAATAGCGATTTAGGCGGAACGGACATAAAAATAGAAGTTTCTACAAAATTCAATTCGTTACAAAAGAAATTGTGGAAATATTTATTGAATATTGACATTGAAGATATTAAGGAGGACGAGTAGTGGAAAATAGTATAGAAGAAATAATAAAAATAATTGAAAGAAAAATAAAAGAAGCGGAACATTATACAGATATTACTGGACTTTGTTTGACTTTAGATAAAGAGCTATGCAATGCTTTTATAAATATTTTATCAGATTATAAAAGAGTATCAAAAGAAAATGAACAGCTACGAACAGAAGTGAACAGCTTAAGAAAAGAGAATGAAGAATTAAAAAAAGATTACTATAATGTAATAAATAAAATAGAAAATAAAATAGATATATTGGATATAGCAATATCAGAATGTATATATATAGACGATGACGACAAAGCATACAAAAAAGCAGTTAAAAAAGACAAGCTATGCTTATTGAATCAAAAAAGAGCTTTACAAGAACTACTAGAAGAAGGTGATTTGGAGTAAATATGGTGAATATGAATAATTTAAGTGAAGAAGAAACAATAAAAAGTTTTAAATCATTAATGTATAATGCAAAAGCTAATTGGGATTACTTTAGTTATGAAATATTATTTAATTTTTTTAGTTTATATAATAATGCAATAGAAGAAAAAGATAAAATAATAGAACAAATGACTTATTATATTATGAATTTAGATATTGACGAAGATATATGCAAAAAAGTAAATTGTGACACAAATTCAGGAGAATTAGATTGCAAAGACTGTATCAAACAATATTTTGAAAATAGAGCAAAAGAAATCAAATAAAGGGGGGTAATCTATGGGAACAGAAGATACAATAGAAATGGTAATAATTAAGAACGATACCATAATAAAGAAGAAATTCAGTGTTATAGACGAAGACGAGGTAATAAGTTTTAATTTAGGGAATTTCTTTATAGCAGTTAAAAAAGAAGATATTAGAAAATTAATGTGAGGAGGTACAAATGAAATTAAGTAAAGAAGATTACAGAGAAGCAAAGAGTTGTTTAAAAAGATACAATTACAATTGCATAACAATAACGAATATTAAATTGGACATAATGGGACTAAACTCGTCAGTACTTGATGGCATGCCAAAAGCACCATATAAAGTAACAGATAAGGTATTAAACAGTGTTATACTTTTGCAAGAAGATAAAAAATTACAGAAATGCACAAAAGAATATAAAGCAGTGGTACAATCATTACAACTTGTTGATAATTTAGCAAATAAGATTTTTGAAGAAGAGTTTTTGAAGCGGAAATGATAATAAATGGGATGTTATAGATAAGTTACACATAAGCGAAGAAACGTATAAGCGAAGGAAGAGAAAACTAATTTATACGGTACACGAAGAATTAAAAAAAGTAACACCAAACTTACATCCATAATGGTTGTAAGTTAAAATTTTTTTAATAAAATCATTGACATACGTAATAATACGTAGTATAATTATATACAGAAGGGAGGAAAATAGATGCGTGCAAGAGAACTGATAAGATTGTTAGAAGACAACGGTTGGTATAAAGTTTCTCAAAATCGGTTCTCACTTAAAAATGAAAAAACGGACAACAAGTTGAAATAATACCAGTACATAGAAAAGATATACCAATCGGAACAGTAAATACAATCTTGAAAAGGACAGGGCTGAAATAAGCCCTTCCATATACATAGTATTTTGTTTTTGGGGCATGCACTCCTTTCTAAAATGAAGAAGGTGGTTGAGAATGAAAAAGAAAGTTTATCCTGCTATTTTTAAATTTGATAAAACTGAAAATTGTTATTTAATTGATTTTATTGATTTGAAGGGTTGTAGTACTTTTGGGAAAAGTATAGAAGAAGCGTTTAGTATGGCTCAAGAAGCAATGGGATTATATCTGGAAGACTGTAAAGATTATCCTATAGCTACACAAGAATTAAATAAGGTAAAATTAAATGAAGATGAATTTATAGCATTAATAGATATAGATATGGAGGAGTATTATAAAAAGCATAGCAATAAAGCAATAAAAAAGACATTAAGTATTCCAGAGTGGCTAAATGTTGAAGCGGAAAAGAAAAATATAAACTTCTCACAAGTATTACAAGAAGCTTTGAAAATAAAGATAGAAGAACTTGATTAATATAAAAATATTTGTTATAATATAAATAGCACGTATCTATTACTTCTATAATAGAGACTGAGAGTGGGTAAAATAAAGAAACCTACTCTCTTTTTTTTTATTATAAAAAAAGTGACCTTTTTTTGACCTTTTTTGCTAAAAAAACGTGCTATAATATTAATATCAAGAAAAATAAATATAAACTTTTGCGGAGCTGAATATTAAATATTTGGCTCTATTTTTCTATTATAGTGGAGAAGTAATGAATTTGGAAAGGTGTATAAGAACACAATGCAAGATGTGCAGATTTTACAATAAGTGTTTTAAGAAGAAAAATGAAAAAAAGAAGAAAAAAAAGGAAATCTTATAATTGGGAATTTGAAATAGCAAGAGGAAATACAGATAAGTTTTATAATTCTACAGACTTTGATATAGCAAGAGAAAAAGTATTAGAAAGAGACAAAGGTAAATGTCAATTTTTTTTAGGTAAATGGAATGACGGAAAACATTTTCCTAATAAGATTAAGATAGTAGATGCTGAAATAGTGCATCATATTATACCAATAAAACAAAGACCAGATTTAGCATTAGATATAAATAATATGGTAAGCTTAAGTTTTGAAGCACATGAGATTATAGAGGATAGAACTAGATTCAGATATAAAAGAAAGAAAAAAATAACACAAGAGAGGTGGTAATATGTTAAAAAGAATATATTCTAAATATGAAGAAATCGGAAAAGATGTAAAAGATGTAATTTTAAAAGATGAACAATATGATTTAAAACAATTATTATATTTATTTGCAATACCAGGAGCAAAGATACAATGGAAAGGGCAAAAAACAAAATTTAAGGTTATTGCTAGAAATGATAATTTTATAATTATTGCAAGACCCTATAATCCAAAGAAAACATTTGAATATTCGATATTAGATTTAGAATATATGGAATGTAATCATGATAATTATTATTGCAAATATGATTATTCAAATGTAAAAGAATGTGTAGAAGCATTAAAAGAATTACAAGAAACAAGGGATGAATTAAAGAAAACCAATATAAGATTTGATGGCGGATTACAATTATCTAGAAGAGGAATAGCTGATATATATGATATGATAACTGAAATTTGGATAGAGGTTAAGGTGAAACAAGTATGAAATTAGAACATTTATTACAAGCATATAAAATAAACAACATAGAAGCGGAACTAAAAGAAATGAATAGTAATAATGAAAGAACAGGGGTAATAACATTTGCAAATGGAATATCAGCAAGTTATTTATTAGATGATGAATATATAGTAATTGCTATGAAAATATTTTTTAATTGTTTAGCAAGAAAAAGTATGAAGTTAGATTCACAACTAAGTCATGTAATAAAAGTATTAACTGTAATGCAAAATACAATAATGTTATTAAGTAATATACCACAGAAAGAATGTAATATGATATTAGACAAGCTAGGGTTATTTGATAACACGTTTATGCAAGGAAAACAAATAAAACATTTAGAACACACATATAAGATAGAAGTAATAGAAGGATTATTATGTTTAAGTATAAATGAAGTAGAATTAATGAAAGGATAAAATATAAATGGAAAGCAAAATAAATTTAATTTTTAAACAAAAACAAAGTAAATATGAACAAACTAGAAAAAGAGTAACTGACTTTTATAATAATAGAGACATGAGCGATAAAGAAATAATAGAATCACTATATGATGAGATAGAACAATATAGAGATAGAATAAGAAAACAAGAGCAATACATAAAACAATTACAAGATAAACAGATAAAAAGTAAAGAAGTTTATTCAGAAAGAAATATGTATAGTTGTGGAGTAGATACAGGAGAAGCAAAAGATTATATGGTAACAAGATGGTATGAAGATGGAATATTGACCAAAGAAGAAATAGAACCAGTTAAATAAAAAAATAATTAGAAGCGGAACACCCCCGTCAAAATCTCAAGCTAAAAACGAGCTTAAGGAGAGCGGTTGTGTGGTCTCAACTGTTCAACTTTTTTCATTTTATCACGTGAAAGGGGGTATAATATGGCAAAAGTTAAAGAAAACGAAGAAATAAAGCAAATTAGAGAAGATTTATTGAATCAATTAATAGAACAAAACAAATTTGGAAAGCATTTTGAAAGTTTAGTTGAAGATTATATAAATTTTGAAAAACTTAAAAGAAAAATGCAAAAAGATATTGATGACAACGGATTAAGAATTAAGGTTATGACAGGAAATGGATTTAAAACAGAAAAGAAAAACGATAGTGTATTAGATATTCTTAAAGTAAACGGTCAACAATTAAAAATACTGCAAGACTTAGATTTAAAACTTCCATCTCAAACACCGAAAGAGGGTGCAGGAGATGATTTGTTGTAAAGAAATAGACGAATATATAAAGTTTGTCGAAGAAAATCCAGATGAAACAGATGATGAAATAAAATTATTAATTAAAAATATAGTAAAACCGACATTGTCAAGAGACGATGTCTTTTTTGATGAAGATCAATATTATAAATGCATTAGATATTGTGAGAAGTGGTATTATAAATTATTTCCATATCAGAAATTTATATATGCTTTTGTTTTTATGTATGAAGATAAAAATAGAGATATAGTAATATTTCCAGATATCTTTATTCTGATGGGTAGAGGAAATGGAAAAGATGGAATGATAATGCCATTAGCAAATTTTTTACAAACTCATTATTATGGCGTAAAAAATTATCACATAGATATTGTTGCAACATCAGAAGAACAAGCCTTAAATTCATTTAACGTTGTTTATAACATGTTAGAAGACAATAAAGAAGTAATGAGGAAATACTTTTATTGGAACAAAACAGAAGTTATAAATAAAATTACACATTCTATATTAAGATATAATACAGCAAATGCAAAAACAAAAGATGGCAAACAAACAGGAATGATAATCTTTAATGAATTACATGCTTATGAAGATTATAAACAATTAAATGTGTATTCTTCTGGATTAGGGAAAATAATTCATTCAAGAACTGTAACTATTACAACAAATGGAACAGTAAGAGAAGGACCTTTAGATGAAAAAATATCTTTATCTACTCCAGTTTTAAACGGAGAAGATAATTTATTAGGATTGTTACCTATTATCTATAAAATAAATAATAAAAAACTTGTAGATATTCCTATGAAAAAATATTTAGAGACAGGAAACAAACAAGATATAAATATAACAGTATGGGTACAAGCAAATCCTAGTTTAAGATATAGACCTACTTTGTTAAATGAAATAATTAGAGATTACACGAAAATGCAAAAACAAAAATCATATAGAGTAGAGTTTTATGCTAAAAGAATGAATTTACCACAACAGGATGAAGAGTTAGCAGTAACAGACTGGAACAATATATTAAAAGCATCCTATAGCGATATAGAAAAAGAAATTCCTAGATTAGCAGGCGATATTAAAGGAAAATCAGCAATAGTTGGACTAGATTTTGCATCATTAAATGACTTTGCAAGTGCAGGTTTTTTATTTAAAAAAAATGGCGAATACATATGGAGACAAAGAACTTGGATATGTGCAAAAAGTAAATTCTTCGGGGATATAAAATTTCCATTTGATAACATAGGACAAGAGGGATTTGAAGATTTTGAGATAGTAAATAAAGACTCTATTGATGGTAGAGATATGATTTTATGGATTTTATCAGAAATGACAAAATATAACGTGAAAAAAATCGTACTTGATACATATAGATACAAATTACTTGAACAAATATTTAAAGAATTAGGAATAAGTATAGAAACAAAAGATAATCCTTATGGATTAGTAAGAATGATAAGATATCCTGCAAGTATAGCAGCAATAGTAGCACCGAGAATTGAAGTTGCATTTGCAGAAGGAAAAATAAATATAGGAAATAGTGCAATTATGAGATGGTCAATAAATAATACATCTGTTAAAGATGGTAAAGATGGAAATAAAAAATATGAAAAAATAGAACCAAAATTAAGAAAGAATGACCCTTTTATGGCTTTTGTAGCTGCAATGAGTGTGCAAGAGCTATTAGATGAAGAGGTCATTTATGTTTAGGAGGTGAAAAAAATGGTATGGGATAAATTATTCAAAAATTCAGAAGGAGAATTTGTAAATATTATAGATATTATTTTTGGAAGTAGTGATGCAAAAAACTATATTTATACACTAGCAGAAGCACATGCTATTGATTTAATAGCAAAAACAATTTCAAAATGTGAGATACAAACATTTGAAAAGAAAGATGGAAAAATACAAGAAAATAAAGGCGATTTATATTGGACTTTAAATTTACAACCAAATTATAATGAATATGGAACAAAATTTATATATAAGTTAGTTACAAAATTATTAATTGATAAAAAAGCTTTAATAATTATTAATGAAAAACTAAAGACTAATTTATTATATGTAGCAGATGAATTTAAAGCAAACAATAAAATTTTAGAAGGAAAAACATTTAGTGATATAAAAATATCAGATGATGAAGGTAATTCTATAAAATTAATAAAAACTTATGATATAGACAATTCAATATATTTTTCTATAAAAAATGATAAATTAACAACAGCAAGTGAATTTTTTGAAAAATATACAACTAAAACACTAAAAGTAGCTCAAAGTAGTTTTGAAAAAGCAAATACGCCAAAATGGAGACTAAAATTCCCTGGTGGACAACCTACATTGATGGACTTAGAAACAAAAAAAGCAATGGATTATAGTGAATATAAAAAGAAAATAACAGAAGGATTAATGAGTGAAGAAGAAGCTGTAGTCTTACTTTCAGAAATATTCGATTTAATTAACTTAAATAAAGACAATAATAAAAATCTAACGGATTTCACAAATATAGTAAAGCAAATAGGTGATACTGTAGCTCAAAAATGGAATATTCCACTAGATATTTTTTATGGAAGTAAAACAGAAAAATCTACAGGTACAAATGATTTTATAACATTTGCAGTAGACCCATATTTTGAATTATTAGAAGATGGATTTAATGTTTCTTTAGTTGGAAAAAAGAGTTACTTAAAAGGTGAATATGTAATGTTTAATAGAACAAATATTACACACAGAGATGTATTAGATAGTGGAACAGGAATAGATAAATTAACAGCAAATAGATTTAGCAGAAATGAAATAAATAAGTTTTTAAGATTACCACATATAGATGAAGATTGGGCGGATGAACACAATCTTACTAAAAACTACGGAAATGTGAAAGGAGGTGCGGAAGAAAATGAATGATAAGTTTTTAAATTTCAAAAAAGTCAATGAATCTGAAACAGAATTATATGTCTATGGAGATATAAGAAAAAAAGATATAATTGACAAATGGTTTGGAACTGGTGAAGATGTAACCGAAGCATTTTCTTTAAAAGATGCTTTGGCAATGGTAGATACACCAAACTTAACTGTTAGAATTAATTCATATGGTGGGGCAGTTTCAGAAGGACTAGCAATATATAGCTTGTTATCTGAATTTAAAGGACACTTAAAAACAATTGTAGATGGATTTGCTTGTAGTGCTGCTAGTGTAATTTTTATGGCAGGGCAAGAAAGAGTAGTTCCAGAAAATGGACTATTAATGATACATAACGCATGGACAGAAGCACGAGGTGATTCTAATGCGATGAAAAAAGTTGCAGAAGACTTAGAAAAAATAACTCAACCATCAGTAAATATTTACACAAGTAAAACTGGATTATCAGAAGAAAAAGTAAAAGAAATGATGGATAGAGAAGAATGGATAACATCTAAAGAAGCTTATGAATTAGGTTTTTCTACTACTCAAGTTAGAAAAGATAATACAATGCAATCTTTAGAAGCGGACTATGTTTATAACTTAGTTATGAAAAATAAAGAATTGCAAAATACAATGGAGGAAAAAGCAAAAGAAATAGCAGAAAAAATAGTAGAAGAGCAAATGAAAGGTTCTGCAATAAAAGAACCAACAGGACTTATAAATAGTCAAAATTCAAATCAGATTAAAGAAGACGCATGGACGTCTTTTTTTAATACAAAAAAATAAGAAAAGGAAGGTAAAAAATATGAAAATTAATGAAACAAAAATGAAACAAGCTCAAGAAGAGGCTTTAAAAATTCTTCAAGAAGGAGAAGACAAAGCAGAAGCTATAGTAGAAGCTATGGAAAAGATTAATGATGCACAATACAGCGAATTAATTCAAGAAATAGTTGAACAATCTAACAAAGCAGAAAGTGATAAAGAATATGCTAAAACATTAGGACTAAGAACATTAAACAAAGAAGAAAAAGAATTTTTCGAAGCATTAAAAAATGACCCAAGACAAGCAGTAACAGGAAAGCAAGCTGATATGCTTCCATCAACATTTATTGATGTAACTTTAGAAGATATCAAAAAAGAAAGTAAATTACTAAATTATATTAATTTTGCACCTGCTAATGTTAAAAAATGGTTAACAGCTTCAAAAACAGGAGCTTATTCTTGGGGAGGATTAACAGATAAAATAAAAGGTGAATTAACAGCAAGCTTTGCAGTATTAGATATGGGAGTTTGTAAATTAACTGTTTATTTAATATTACCAAAAGCAATAAGAGACTTAGCATTACCATTTGTTGAAAAATATTGTAGAGAAATATTAAAAGAACAACTAAATGACGGATTAGAATATGGCGCATTACAAGGAACAGGAAAAAATGAGCCTATAGGTATGTACAAGCAAATAGCTAAGACAAATGAAGATGGAACACATCAAGATAAAGAAGTTAATGAAAAATTAACATCATTTAAACCAAAAGCATTAGCTCCAGCTAAAAAATACTTAACAAAAAACGGAAATAGAACAATTGATAAATTAGTATTAGTTTGTCATCCAAATGATGAAGCTGATTATGTTGCACCAGCAATTTACAATGATGAAGGAAGAATGATAGCTTCTTATAAAAACTTAGAAGTAGTTCCATGTTCAAACAATCCAGAAGGCAAAGCGTTACTATTAATACCTAAAAAATATACAATGGGATTAACAGGTCTAGGATTTAAAGACTACGACCAAACAATGGCATTAGATGATGCAGATGTAATAATTGGAAAAGGTTACGCAAATGGTAGAGCATCAGATGATAATGTTGCATTTGTATTTGATGTAACTAAATTAGAAGAATATATTCCTACTGTAAAAACAGTAAGTGAAATAGCAGGAGCTTAGAAATAAGCTCCTTTAAAATTTAAAAGGAGATATTAACATGGAAAAATATATAGTTATCTATGAAAGATTTAAAGACTTAGAAGATAATAATTATATCTATAAAAAAGGAGATATTTATCCACGTGAAGGTTTAGAACCATCTAAAGAAAGAATTAAAGAATTATCAACTAAGAAAAATAAGATTGGAGAAATCCTAATAAAAAAAGTTAATAAAGAATAGAGGTGTATTTTATGACAGATACACAAATAAAAAAACTTTTGCAAGAAATTAAAGACGAACAACACATAACACCATTTGAAAAAGATGAAACGATTATAGGTTATATAAAAGAAGCTGAATTTGACATCAATAAAGATGTTGGAATAGCAATTAATTATGAAACTGATTTAAAAGCAAGAAGTCTATTAAAAAACTATGTTCTTTATACTAGAGAAAAGAGATTAGCAGAATTTAAAATATTGTATGGAGCAGAATATGCAAGGTTACAGGCAGAATATTACAAACCTACCAATGTATAATGACGGACTATTTAGACTTTTTGAAATAAAACAAACTGAAGACACGTATTCAGAAGAATATTTACATGATACTGGATATGATATTTGGTTTGAAGAATTATCAATTTCAGATAGATTAAAATTCGAAGCAGAGGAAAGAGACAAGAAGATAACCTATAAATTAAGAATACCACAAACAAAACAAATAAATTCATTGTGTGTTGTTAAAATTGGAGATGAATATCACAAAGTATATAATGCTTATCATTTTACAAATAAAGATGGATTTAAGCAAACGGATTTAACATTAGAAAAATATCCACGAGTTAAACTGGAGGTAGATTTATGTCAAAAGAAGAATTAGTTGATTTATTAAAAAAATTAAACGTTCCAATAAGTGAATCTGCACCAAAAGATGACGATATGGAAGAAAAAATAAGGATCCATTTTTGGGATTATATTTGGGAAGATATAACAGCAAGTGGCTCTAACTATAATACAAATGTTACATATCAAATATCAGTAGTAGCAGATAAACCAAGACATCCTAAATTATTAGAATTAAAAAAGGAATTAAACGATATAGGTTTATTTCCAACTATCCAACATGAATATATAGCAGAGAAGAGAAGGATACATTCATTCTTCTCTTTAGAAGTTTTAGAAAACATTGGAGTAGAAGAAAATGAGTAATAAAACTTATGGATTTGATGGATTTCAAGATTTATCAAAAATGCTAGAAGACTGTATAAATAAAGTTGAAAATGTTGTAGATATTTTAGAAGTTGGAGCAAAAGAACTTGTAAATGATGCATTAAAACTGCCAAAACCAATGTCAAATATAAGAAAAGCAGGCTATACACACTTAGTTAATAGTTTTTCTTACAGAAAGAAAAATAATGAAATAGAAGCGGGTTGGGGTAAATATTATGGTCCGATGGTTGAAAATGGAACTGTAAAAATGAATGCTCAGCCACACCTTTATCCTTTATGGGAAAAGAACAAAGAAAAATATTATAAAACAATGATTACTAAATTAGGTTTATCAGCTTAATTTAGTAATTTTTTTAATAAAAAAAGAAAGAGAGGAATTTTAAAATGTCAATTACAAATAAAAAACCTATGATTAAAGAAACAGTAGGTGCATTGTATTATGATTTTAATACACCAACTGAAAATGGAGAATACAATCCAGAAACTTATGAAGAAGAAGTTGTAAAGAGTAATGTAGTAAAAAATATTGGAACAACAGAAAATGCAGAATCTGTAGTTGTAAGAGCAAGTGGAGAAGACTATGAAACAGTAAGTCAAAATCAATATATTGATATGGCAGTAGAAGTAGTAGCTTTTGACCCAAAAGACTTAGCAAGAATGAGAGCAGATACAATAGGAAAAACAGGATTAAATCGTTCAGGAAGAACTGCTAGAAGACCATTCTTTGCATATGGAAAAGTAAAGAAAATGGTTGGTGGGGGAGTAGAATATGCTTGGTATCCTAAATGTCAATTAATTGAAAACACTGACGATATAGGAACAAAAGAGGAAAGTTTTTCAGAACAAAACGATACTGTTACAATAAGAGCTTATGCATACAATAAAGAAGGAGATAAGAAAACTTACGTAAATAGTGAAATGGACAATTTCCCAGAAGGAATGACAGAAGAAAAATTCTTTGCTAAACCACTTTTAACAGATGAAGATTTAACATCTGCATTAACACAAGGTGCTTAAAAAAATAAGGCTCTAAAAACAATTTAGAGCCTTTAAAAAATTTATTTAATATAATTTTATGGAGGAAAATATGGAAATAGAATTAAGAAATGGAGAAAAACTAATTTTAGAAGTAACACCACTTATCCTAGAATATGTAGAAGATTATAAGGGTGGAATAGAACAATTAAAGAAGGATGCACAAGGACAAAAAGACGTAAACGGTTATTCAAAAACAATGTATGCAACAAATCAATTATTATATGCAATGATAGCATCAAATTATGATGTACCATTAACATATAGACAAGCGGTGCGACTTGTGAAATTAGAAGATGTAGACAGAATTATTAAATTTGCAAGTGAGAATATACCAAATATAAATACGCAAGCTATAGAAGATAAGACACATAGAATGTAGTATTTTATCAATTTTTGTCGATGAAATCTTCTTGTAATATTTTGTAAAATAATGTAAAATATTAGCAAGGAGGAGATTCAATGAAAGAATTAATAAAAAAATGGTGGTTTTGGCTAATAATTATAATAACTATTATTGTTCTTACATTAATATTACAATATATAAGTCAAAAACAAGTTGAAGATAGTGTCGCAAATATAGGAAATGCAATGACGGAATTTTATACTGGAATAGAAAGAGCAAATACGCATTTAGATGAATTTACATATAATTACGAAACGGGAGAAGTAAAATATAAACCTTCTAAAATAACATTAGAAATGTTTAATAAAGTAAAAGATGGAATGAAGAAAAGCGAAGTAATAGCAATATTAGGAAATGGAGATGAATTACATACAGAAGAAAGTAAAACTTACATGATGACATGGGGAAATTTAGATTTAGATAAAGCACCATATTATAGAATACAAATAATATTTAATGAAAATAATGAAGTAATAAGTAGTTCTCAATTAGGACTATAAAAGATATATTGTATAAAAGTTTTAAGTATCAGATTAAATTCTGGTACTTTTATTATGCTTAAAAAGGAGGTGAAAAAAATGGCAGATGATTTGAAACGTGTAGGATTAGTTTTTAAAGAAGATGGAGCAGTAGATTTTAAAAAATCATTGCAAGAAATAAATCTTGAATTAAATAAGAATTATAATCAGTTTAAATTAACTCAAGCACAATGGGATAGTTCTACTAAAAGCACAGAAAAATTAAGAGCAGAACAGGAATATCTAAAAAATGCTTATGAAATTCAAACAGATAAAGTAAATACTCTGAAAATGCAACTTAGCGATTTAGAAAATGCAGAAAACAAGAATACTACAGCAATAAAGAAAAAAAGAAATGAATTATTAAATGCAGAAATAAAACTAGAAACATACAATAAGAAATTAAAAGATATTCAAACTCAATTAAACAATACAGGTAAGAAATTAGAAGAGTTCGGTACTAAAGTACAAAATAGTGGAAAGAAAATTGAAGAAGCGGGCAAGAAAATGTCTGCTTTTTCTCTTGCTACTGGAACAGCGTTAATAACTAGTGCAAAAAGTGCTATAGACTTTGAAGATGCATTTACTGGTGTTGAAAAAACTGTCGATGGAACTGCAGAACAGATGGAAGAATTAAAACAAGGCATAAGAGATATGGCAAAAGAAATTCCTTCAAGTACAACAGAAATATCAGCAGTAGCAGAAGCAGCAGGACAACTTGGAATTAAAACAGAAGATATTTTATCATTTACAAAGGTAATGATAGATTTAGGAAATTCAACTAATTTATCAGCAGAAGAAGCAGCAAGTTCATTAGCAAAATTTGCAAATGTAACAAAAATGAGTGCTAAAGATTATGACAAATTAGGTTCTACAATAGTTGCTCTTGGAAATAATTTTGCTACAACAGAAGCAGATATAGTAGCAATGGCAACACGTTTAGCTGCAACAGGAGAATTAGCAGGACTAAGTCAATCACAAATATTATCTTTAGCGACTGCAATGTCAAGCGTTGGTATTGAAGCAGAAGCAGGTGGTTCTGCTATGTCAAAACTTTTAAAGAAAATACAACTTGCAACAGAATTAGGAGGAAAAGATTTAGAACAATTTGCTAAAGTAGCAGGAATGACATCAAGTGAATTTAAAAAAGCATACGAAGAAGATGCAGTAAAAGCATTATCTGCTTTTATAGGTGGTTTAAACGATACTGAAAGAAATGGAAAATCAGCTATATCAATATTAGATGATATGGGAATAAAAGAAGTAAGATTGTCAAATACAATACTTTCTTTAGCAAATGCAAGTGATATAATGACAGATGCTGTTAAAGCAGGAAGTGAAGCTTGGGAAGATAATACAGCATTAACAAATGAAGCAAATAAAAGATATGATACATTAAAAAGTAAAATTACAATAGCAGTAAATAAATTAAAAGATATGGCAATTACTATTGGAAACAAATTAATGCCATCTGTAGAAAAAGTAATAGATAAAGTAGGAAAATGGATTGAGAAGTTTGAAGACTTATCAGATGAAGAAGTAGATATGATAGTAAAATTAGGATTAATTGTTACTGCAGCAGGACCAGTAATAACTATATTTGGAAAACTAACATCTACAATAGGTGGAGTAACAAAAGAAATAGGAACTGTAGTACAAGCAATTGGTGTTATGAATGGAACTATTACATCTACTTCTACTGTTGTAAATGGATTAGCAAGTGTATTTGGAGCAGTAACAAGTCCAGTTGGTTTAGCTTGTGGAGCAATCGCATTAGCCGTAGCAGGAATAACAATTGCAGTAAATAATGCAGAGAAAGATACTAGAGAAGCATTTTCTAATATGGGAAACGCTGCATCAGATTTTATAACGGGAATAGATAGTGCACAATCTCATTTGAATGCATTTAATTCTGAATTATTTGTATCATCAGAAGAACAACAAAAATTACAAGAACAGATGGATGAAATTCAAAAAGGTATAACTAATATATGTAAGACTGCATCAGACGAAAGAAGAGGATATACTCAGGAAGAAATAACACAATTGGATGAATATTTTACAAAGCTAAGAGAATTAAATCAAAGAGAAATAGAAATACAACAACAAATATCTACTGCTATTACTCAACAAGCAACAACAAATGCAGAAACATTTAAAGGGAGTTTGGAAGAATATAAAATACAAGCTCAAGAATGGCTAAAGACAGCAGAAGAACAAAAAACAAAAACAATAGAATTAATTAACAATCAAACGATAGAAGAAGTTGCTCTATTAAATACAAGATATACTACAGAAGAACAAAGACAAAGTGAAGCTTATCAAAAAGAATATAATAATATTATGAATCAAAAACAAGCTAAGATAGATGCTGCTAATGAAGAAGTGGCGAAAATTAGCGAAGTATATGCAAATGGTTATTTAGAGAGAAGTAAAGATAACGATGGTTGGTATACAAAATTAGAAGAGTACAATAAAAAAATAGAAGATGAAAACAAAAGACATAACAATATAATAGATAATAATAATAATAATGCATTGTTAACCCAATATAATAAAAATCAAGCTAATGAACAAGAAAATTATAGACATCAAAACGAAACAAAAAAGATTTGGGACAAAATGTATAAAGATATGTCCGAAGAACAAGAAAAAGAACTTGGTGTTTGGCTAGCACAAGTTGCACAAACGGAAATGTATGGTGGAAAAATAAGTAAAGAAACTCAAAATATGGTAGATACTATTATGGATAGTTATGATAGCATGCCAGACGATACAAAAAAAGTAATGAAACGAACAATGGAAGGTATGCTAAATGGAATGAAGGACAATGAGCCATCCCTATTTGCAAAAGCATCTGGAATTGCAAATGGTATTTTATCAAGATTAAGAAAATCATTTGATATACATTCTCCATCAAGAAAGACAAAAGCGATATTTAAAAATGTTATGAAGCGGAATGGAGAAAGGAATTGAAGATGAAGAAGGTAATTTATACAAACAAACAGAAGATGTAGCTAATAATGTATTAAATTCTTTAGATAATATTAATCCGAATGTAGGTTCAAATAGAAATTATACTAATGCAATTTCTACAGAAAACATTGATTATAATAAACTATTTAATATTCTATATGAAGCATTTTTAAAAGCATTAACAAACTGTAAATTTACATTAGACGAAGATGGCTTTGCTAAAATAGTAAAAGATGAATTATACAAGGTGGTGTAATATATGTTTAAATTTAAAGGAATATCAAGTGAAGATATGCAAGTAGTAATTGAAGAAGAAGAGCATTTTTTAGCTAAAGCTTCACAAAGATATGATGTTACAGAAATAGAAGGAAAAGATGATGCTATTTTTGATGAATTGGGCTATTCTTACATTGAAAGACCTATTTATGTGCAATGTTTGAATCCTAACAAACTTGATGATATCCTTGCGTGGCTAGATGGTGAGGGAGAGTTAGAATATAAAGGAAGAAAAACGAAAGCAAGATTTTATGCGGAATTAGAACCAAAAAGGACAGCAGGAATCAAAATTATTGATACTAATTTTATCAGAGCTCCATTTTGGGAGAAAGCTGATGATAATTATATAGTAGTTACAAATAATGTTCAAAACGAAGGAAATAAAACAAGCAGACCTATAATAAGAATTGAAAAAGGTTCAAGTGATAGTATTGAATTAACTTTAGGTGATGTTAGGTTTAAATATACGTTTAGTGAAAATGATACTTATGTAGAAATAGATTGTGAAGAAAAAACAGTTGTATACGAAGGCCTTAATAGAAGCAGAAATCTTGAAATAGGATACAAATACCCAAAATTAGAAGTAGGAAACAATGCAATCGTAATACATAGTGGCTCAGCTACTGTCAAAATAAAAAGAAAGGACAGATGGCTATGATTAAAATATTTAATGCAACTGATACAGATTTTAAAACAGCAGGAAACATTATTATTAATCCTTTACATTGTCATGAAATTAAGAAAAAGTCTTTAAATGGATGGTATATTGAAGTAGAAATCCCAATTAAATATAAAGAGTATATAGAAGCCGATAAGCTATGTGTAGTAAAAACAAAATCTAAATTAAAACCACAAGCATTCAGAATAAATGATAGCATAACATATACGAATAGAAAAATAAAATTCACAGCTGAACATGTAATGTTTGATAGTAGAAGATATGTACTTTTAGATGTAAGACCAACTAATTTAAATGGCCAGAATGGGTTAAAATATGTTAATGAAAGGACTGATAAAACCAGTCCTTTTTCTATTGACTCAAATGTTGAAAACGTAAGTACAGCATATTTCATAAGAAAGACTTTATTAGAATCTTGGCAAGTATTTGAAGAACGATGGGGAGGAGTATTTGAAGCAGACAACTGGGATATTAGTTTTAAACAAAGCATAGGAAAAGATAATGGCGAAACTATTGTTTACGGTAAAAATATGCAGGGATTTGAGATCTTTGAGGACTGGTCTAATGTATGCACAAAAATTTTACCAGTTGGATATGATGGACTTTTATTGCCTGAAATATATTTAGAAAGCGAAACACAATACGAAATATCGTATACAAAAATAGTAGATTTTCAAACAGATTTAGAAGCAGAAGAACAAACAGAAACTAATCTATTGTTAGAGTTAAGAAACAATGCAAGCAAATATTTAGAAGAAAATTGTGTTCCTAAAGTTAGTTATACAGTAAATTCAAATGTAAATAATGATTTAGAAATTGGGGACACAATAAAAGTTTTACATCCTTTTGTAAATATTTTTACAGAGGTTTTAGAGTATGAATATGATTTGATTTCTGAAAAAGTGAAGTCATTGACTTTTGGAAATTACACAAGAGATGTCAAAACAAAATTTAACAATATAAAAAATACTATTGAAACAATTAAACAAACAGTATCAAAACAAGAGATAACTATAAAAGAACAAACAAATTTGATTAATTCTCTAAATAAAAATGGATATGTTTATATAGATGATAATGAAATTTTAATACTAGATAAACTTCCGAAAGAACAGGCTAAAAATGTCTGGAGGTTTGGATTAGGAGGTATAGGATTTAGTTCAAAAGGATATGAAGGACCTTTCGAAACAGCTATTACAATGGATGGGCAAATAAATGCTAAATTTATCACAACAGGGACAATGGCTGTAGCAAGAATAGAGGGTTTGGCTAACTTTATAACTGAAACGAGTTCGTCAATAACCAAAATTGAATTAGAACAAGGAAGAATAACTAGTAAAGTATCATCAGTAGAGCAATCAGTAGAAAACATAACAAAAATAGAAGGTACAGCAGAAGGAAAGAACATATATATAGATGATGCATCTGCGGAACCATTAATAGATATAATGCTAGAGGGCGAGAGCCAACAGGGAGCAAGCCCTAGCCCAGATAATCTAAGCAAAATAGAGAATTTGGAGGGAAAGAATAAATTCAGTGGCTGGGTAAAAGGAATTGCAATAAATGCTACGGATGGACATCAACTTGCTAACAAAACGAGAGCAAGTTCTGATTATATAGCAGTAGATTTTAATCAAAATCCAAACTATTATTTAAGCGGTTTAGCAAACATATTACAAACTTTTGTTGCTGTATACAACTCAAATAAAGAATTTTTAGGAAGAACAGCAGCACTGCTTGTTAGTTATTTTTCTTTAAATTCTTCATCTTTCATAGAGGGAACTTCACAGGGAACAGGGGACATTGCTTATTTAAGAGTAACAACTTATGAGAATACACCTTCAGGGACAACAGGAGCAATAGATGACGTAGATAATTTAGAAACACAATTAGAAGAAGGCACAGTAGCAACAAATTACGTACCATATAATTCACTTGAATTTAAGGATGAGGGGAAGAATTTGTTTGACTGTGCAAATAGCAAGATAATTTATGATAATGGTGGCACATCGTATGAAAGATTAACTAATGGATTAAAAATAATATCTAACGGTGTTCAATATAATATGCTGTATTTTTTGGTTGATACAGTAGAGAACTTAAAAGGCAAAAAATTAACATTATCAAGTGATATTTTATTTTCAAAAGAAAAGCAATATGTAGATTTGGGATTATATTACACTAATTTTAATGGTGGTAATAGAAAATCGTTTGGAATTATAAAGAGTATTAAAACAGAGGGATATTATACTATAAAAGGAATAGTAGAAGAAGGCGAAAATAGAGATTATGTTTGTATAGGTTTAAGACCTAATATGGATTCTAACTTTGCAAAAGGAGACTATACAATATATGATAATTTACAAGTAGAAATTGGTGAAACAGCAACCCCATACAAACCACACCAGGAGCAAAAAGTAACATTTCCATTAGAAAATCAAAAACTAATGGAAGACAGTTATTTAGCAAGTGACGGAATACATCATAAGAGAAATCAGGTCGTGCTGGATGGCAGTGATAATATGGATTGGTATATGGACAGAATATCAGGGACTAGCACAGATTATTTTTATACGAGAACAGTAGGTATAACAAAAGAAAATATAAACAGTGTAATTTGTAGTCACTTTAAAAAAGGTTCAGAAAGTAGACAAGGATTCTGGGCAACAACAGTTTTTTGTATAACGATGAATAGGACTGTAACAGGAATTATTTCAAGTGATACTATGGCTCAGAGAATAACTAAGTTTAAGACTTGGTTAGCAACTCAATATGCAAATGGAACACCTGTAATCGTAGAATACGAACTAGCCGAAGAAGAAATAGTACCTTACACAGAAACACAGCAAGAAGCGTGGGAGAAATTAAGACATTTTACATTATTTAGAGGTATTAATAATATAACAAGTATAGCAAATGCGAAAATCACATATGTTAGAGATAATGGGTTAAGCGACACATACGAAACCAAACGAAACGTTAAAGAAAATCACTACACAAAAAGTGAAACAGACTCGCAAATAAGTCAAACAGCAGACTCAATCAAAGAGTCAGTCAAAGAAATAAACGAACAAACACAAGAAAAGCTTGCAACATTGGAGCTAGCTAATCAAAGTTTAGAATTTTCAACTAAAAGAACCGGTGGAAACAATTTAATTAGAAATAGTGCAATGATTAATGATAATAATTTCTGGCTAGCACACGCTAAATATCCATATCAAGAGTCAGATATACCACCTGACAATCCTGCTGAAGGAACATACTGGTATTGTACTGCTAATAGTGGAAGTTACATGGAAAATCAAATGTATGTGTACAACAGTGGTTGGCAAGTATCAGAACTGTCAAGAAAATCATTGTTAAGTGCTCAAAACTACTTCGCTTATACAACTTCTAACGAATATTGGGCGAACGGCAAAAATGCTAATGAAAATACACTGAGTGGACGAGTTATTAAGCTTGATGGAAGACAAGACTATACGGTATCACATATATTCAATATTACAGAACCTATTACATTAAATCAAAATGAAAACAAAATGGCAATATCACACTTTATAAAAAACAGTATAGTACAAGGAAATGTCTGCGTAGGACTAATGTTCCTTAATGAGGCAGATTTTACAGAGGTGGAAAAGCCCTACTCATTATATGAGCCTGGTATTATACTGACACCAGATGATTTAAAAGATCTAACTAAAATAGAGCAAATAATCGAAATACCTAAGAAATCAGATTTTATTCCTGTAGTTGTAAGTAACACAGCACCTACAGATACAACCAAGAATTGGTTAGACGCAACAATATACTTACCTAAAAAATACAACTCTCAAACATCACAGTGGGAAATATTAGATACAAAAATGTCATTATATAACGAGAGTTCAAGAGAAGTTTGGACTTATAGATATTTCTACGGATTCTATTATCAAACACCAATAATATACGATACAGCAGAAATCAAGAGTTGTTATGTGGCATTAACATTTTATCCTGCATTTGCAGTCTATACAGGAAATGTAGAGCCTACACCTTACAAAGGGTTATATTGGAATAATAAAACAACAAATTTAGTTAAGAGAGCAAAATACGATGGTACCACCTTTGTAGAGTGGGAAACACTTGATATTCCAAGTAGTTTATTACCAACTGGTGCTAGTTTAGGTGTTGAACTATTTGATTACATAGTACCAATAAAGGGATTCGTTGAAATTGCTGATTTAAAGCTTGAATATAACACTATGTGTACTCAGTGGACTCAATTTCCTGGGGAAGTTTATGGCAAGAATTATAAAATGGACGAAAAAGGATTTTGGATTCAAGCAAATCAAAATACTATGTTTATAGATGAGGACGAAATCCTAGCAACATATAAAGGAATAAATATATTCCAAATTAATAAGGATTTAGCATATTTTTACAAAATACAAGCAACAGAGAGTATAGAAGTAGGAAACTATTTCTTGAAAACTCAACAAATTAATTCAAAAAATATGCTGTTACTTTATTAGGAAGGAGAGCATATGGCAGTATCAAGTAATATATCAATAACACAAAACTCACAGAATATAGCAAACAATAAAAGTAATATAACTGTTAGAGTACAAGTAACAACAACAGGAGAATCATATAACGGATACTTTAAGCCAGGTACTTGTACAATAAACGGAACACCATACGATTTTAGCCATAATATACCTTACCAAGCAACTACAACAATCTTTGAAAAGACATTAGACGTGGCACACGACAGTAACGGAAAGAAAACCGTTTATGCTAGTTTCTCGTTCCAAACAGGTATATCAGCAGGAACAATAACTGGGTCAACGTCCAAAAAATTAACAACAATTCCTAGAACTTCCGAAGTAAGTTTAAGTAAAAAGAATTTCAATATTGGCGAAACTATAACAATATATACTAACCGAAAAAGTGCTAGTTTCACGCATACAGCAGTTATCAAATTCAATGGACAGACAGTTAGAACACAAACAGGAATAGATGCTTCATATAGTTGTAATACAAATGAATTATTTGCTAAAATTCCAAATCAAAACCAGGCTAATGGTACAGTGGAACTTATAACTTATAGTGGTGGTACTAGAATAGGAACAAGTACAGTTAATTTTACAGGTTATGTAGTAAATAGCGACCCAGTATTTAATAATTTTGATTGCGAAGATACTAATACAATAACTAAAACTTTAACTGGGAATAATCAAAAGTACATACGAAAGTATAGCAATCTAAAAGTAACAATAACAAGTGCAAATAAGATGACAACCAAAAACAGTGCTACACCTAAATATTACAATATTGTGGTTGGCAACAAAATCGAAAAATTAGATTATTCAACATCAGAAATTTCAAAAACTATAAATAATATGGACGACAATACAGTAACAGTTTTTGCCGTTGATAGCAGAGGAAACCAAAAAGACAAAACAAAAGCATTAGATATTGTTGAATATTCCGAAACTGTTTTACAAAGCGTTAAAATTGAAAGAAAAGAAGGTGTAGGGGAAACAGTCTTAATAAGTTTATTTGGCAAATATGCAAATATTAATTTTGGAGCCAAAGCCAACACAGTCAAAAGCATTCAATTTCGAAAAAAGAGTAAGACAGATACCGAATTTGGAAGTTGGGTTGAAATAAAGCAATTGGTTACAATAGACACTGAAAACGGCACATTTAGCTGTGCCTCAAAAGAAATTACAGGACAAACTTTCACTTTAGGTACAGAGTATGACATAGAAGTTCAAGTTAAAGATGAATTGAGTTCAGACACAGAACCAGTATCTCTTAATAGCGGAAAAGTGCTACTTTCAGCACTAAAGAATAAAGGAATTAGCGTTGGGGGAATTTATGACGAAAATTTAGGAGGACCATTACAACTAGACAACAAGAACGTTATAAATTGGATTAATAGTAAACAGGATAAACAAAAACATATTCTAAAAGCTATTCTTGATACTGATAATACAACGATAACATCTTCTAAAGACTACGACTCTGTATTAGTACCTCTAAAACAATACATTAAGATGGGAAACAAATTAAGTTTTAGTAATGGAAAAATTGTTATTGGTTCGGGTGTAAATTATATTAGAATATCTGCTCAAGTTATGATGTCATATATTCCAAGTTCTTTAAGAATAATGGGATTAGCAGTTTATATAACGAATAGTCAAGTTTATACAAATTATGGAATCAGAACTTCATCGGATTTTCTAACATATAATGCACCAGGAATGATATTCCCTGCTAAAGCAGGAGACACAGTATCAGTTTTCATATATATTGAACCATCAGGAACAACTGTCAAACTAAGAAAATACTCGCAAAGCACTTTCCTACAAGTTGAAGTAATAGAGTAGGAGGTGAGAAGATGCAAGACAACACAATAATGTTAATTCTAGGTTTTATTACGACGATGATTCCTATTTTTACTGTAATTGTAAAACTCAACAATACAATAACAAAATTAAATATAACAATTCAGGTTCTATCAGAACAAATGAATAAAAGCCAAGAAGATAGAAATAAGATACATAATCAGCTTAATAATCACGAAACAAGAATATCAATTTTGGAAAATGAAAGGAGGGAAAGATAAATGGATTTATCGGTATTAACACAATATTTAAGTATAGTAGTTGTTGGAATATGCCTTTGTGTAGGTTTTGTTATAAAAAATAGTCTTGATTTTATACCAAACAAGTACATACCATTAATCATGCTAATATTAGGTTTAGCAATTAATGTATTAATGAACCTAAATGGGATAAATGCAGAAGTAATACTAACGGGAATGTTTAGTGGACTAGCTTCTACAGGTCTATACGAAATGTTTAAAAATTTAATATACAAGGAGGGAAAATAATGAAAATAATAGAAAATAATTTTAAGTTTGGTACAATGGATATAAGAAATACAACAGAGCAAATCGTGTGTCACCATAGTGGAGTAACTGTTTTACAAAGTGTAGAAGTAATACATAATTATCATAAAAATACAAAAGGTTGGGCAGGAATTGGGTATCATTTTTATATTAGAAAAGATGGTTCTATATATAGAGGACGTCCAGAGAATACAGTAGGTGCACATGCGGTAGGAGCAAACTACAATTCAATAGGTATTTGTTTTGAAGGAAACTTTTCAAAGGAAAAGATGTCAGAGGAACAATTGAATGCTGGTAAAGAGTTAATTGCATATTTAAAAGAAAAGTATAATATATCTAAA